CGCGGCAGGCGCAGCGGGATAGTCATCCGGCGCCACACCCCCGGCAGCCACAGTCACCAGAGCAACATCCGTGTCGTCGGACTGCCACCACAGTTCGATGTAATCACCTGCGGCGAGGGTAAAGAAGTCAGCCAACGAGATCGGGGTGTAGGCGTTGTTGACAGAAACGGTGATGACACGCGAGGTGTTGGCGATATTGGTTCCGTTTTTCTTGAACCAAAAGATCACGTTCTTGTCGTTTCCGCTTTGGCTCTGGAGCTGCAAGGTCACATCAAACTGATAGAGGCCAGAATCGACGACAGTAAGCTGTGAACTAGAGACAATGCTGATGCCGTTGGCGATCTCGGTGTTGTCCCAGGTAATCGCATAGGACGTGTTGATCGCAGCCGGAGAGGTCGATGCGCCGGTCTTCGTGAACTCACCGTAGTATTTCTGCTGCTCGATCGTTGGACGAACGAAGATCTCGCCATCCGTCGCGTCTATCGCAAGAGCGGCAGCAACTGGGATCACGTTATCCGGCGCGGTGGGCTTCGTCGCAGTAAACGCCCCTGCGCTCGAGGGGCTGGCATAGAGGATGTCCCCGACCGAGAAGGCCGATGTGTTGATCCCCGTCACATGCCCCCAGACGGTGCAGTAGCCGACCTGGCCCGCGTTGGGCAGGTCGTGCGCCATGACGCCGAGAATGTAGAGCGACGGCTGCGAGCCATCAGCAAGGAACGGGGCGACCGATAGCGTGTTGTTCGCCCCCACCCCAGCGAAGCCGACGACCGCGCCTTTCGGGATCGTCGAGCCGGTCAGGTTCTCGACCCGAGCATAGTAGTTCAGGCCGATCTGCTGAACGACGCCATACTCCATCCCGATCTCGGCGGTCTGCTCGGTCTGATGCCACGACAGACGCGCCTTCTGGTGGAAATGCGGCGCATTGGGGTTCAGGTCGATGTAGTCCGTGGCTACTGAGTTGTTCGCACCCCTGATCGGCGCGGTCGCAGTCAACGCAGCAAGGCGCTCTGCTGCCGTGGCCTCGGACAAGGCAACCTCGGCGGTGTTGCCCGTTGCCCCGATCAAGGCCAACAGATCTTGCACTTCGGCAGGCGTTTCTTGCCCGGCGATAAGAAACAGCCGCTCAATCGCCCGAACAGCATTAGGATCGTTTCCTACGAAGGCGGCGATCTGGTTTCGGTTTAGCGGGATCGGATCTGCCATCAGAACGCCAGCGGTTCGATCCGCGCCTCCAGCCGTGCCATCGCCAACTGCGCCGCGCTCGTGCCGCGGAACTTCTGTAGCCGCCAGTTCCGCATGTAGCCCTGCTGAAGCCAGACCACGCGCTTGTCATACTGCCCCAACGTCCCAACGCGCGCAGGCTTCTCGACGCTGTAGGTCAGTCCATCGACCGAGTAGCTCGTCCAGACAGTCGGATCTGCCCCAGGCTGCACGCGACCCGTCAGGCTCACAAGTTCCATCTGGTGGAAGATAGCCCCCTGGCCTTGGTTGTAGACGATCAGCGTGCCGAACTCCCAGCCGACAGTCTGCCCCCAATGGGTGGCGATGTCCTTGTCGAGATAGCCGACATCCGTCGCGCCAGGCTTGCAGACGTTCCAGCGATCATAACACCAAACCGCATCGCAGACCTCCCACCGCCCGAGGCCAACCAGCGAAGAGCGCAAGATCGACCAGACAGGCTGCCCGAGCACCTGAGATGCCGCTGCGTCGAACACCAGCGTTTGATCCGGCAGGTGGATGTCGAGGAAGATGTTGGCCGCCTGCGTGCGCTCCTGCATGAACACAGTCGAAAGCTGCGCCTCGGTATATCCGGCGAGAATTTCCTCGATCTCGCGCGTGGCGATCTTCTGTGCCGTGCCGTTGACACCGATGAAGACCGAGACGCTCTCGTTCACACCGCTGCCGAGAAAGGCAATCGCCTCGTTGTAGACGCAGCAGGTGTGCGTGCCGAGCGTGCCCTTCTGGATCTGCGCTCCTGCGATCCTCTGGAACGGGAAGCCCGGCTGCCCGGTGTTGTCGAACACCTCTATGGTGTGGCGGTTCAGCGCATAGATCTCGTTCCTCAACTTGAGGAGCGCCTTGATCGGATCAGGGTCGGCCTCGGATGATCCATACTTGAGCGGATCGACTTGGAACGGATTGATGAGTTCTGTGATGACGAGGAACTCGCCGTCGGTTGTCATAAAGTAACCATCGACCCAGACCACAGTCAAAGCCGTGCCGAGATCTGGATCGGTGACCTGCGCCAGCGTTGTGCCGTCATAAAGATACAGGCGTCCGCCAGAAGTCACGGCCAGATAGTCGAAGCTATAGGTGAACGTCACGCGGCCACCTGACCCCACATCTCCGATCACCGTCACCGTGCCGTTCTGCGCTACCGTGACGAGCTTCGTGCCCATCACGCGATAGAGAACGCCGTCCCAGTTGATGCCGCCTCTGTTGGCCCCTGGGCCGTCGCCGGTCTTCACGATCCCGTCAGCAGGCCGCAGATAGCCTTCCGAGATGCCAGTAGATTTTGGCACCGGCACAAGGTTGACGGGATAGCTCGTCCTGAAGTCGGGCGAGCCGTCCGTGTAGATGCCGTTGAGTAGCGGGATCTGCATCAGCCCACTCGATACCATGCCGACGTTGCAGCATCATAGCGCATGGTGAAGAAACCATTGGCAGCCGCCAAGGTGGTCGGCGCGCCGGTGACAGTGGTGCCGCCAGCAGAGACGGTCAGCGTCGTGACGATCTGCGTGCAGTTCACGCTAACCTCTGCCTTGTCGGTCGCCGAAGACGGCAGAACGATCGCGCCCGCAGCGAAGGTGCCAGTGGGCGTCAGCAGAAGCCAGGTGTTGCCTTGTGACACCGTCACGGTGAAGCCCGTGGCGCTGGGCGCGGCATATTGCGTCGTCAAAGCACCGGGAAGCGTGAGAGCGCCCTGCATGTAAGTGGTCAGCAGCCCGATTGAGCCTTTGCGCGTGTCGCCGTTGCCAGTCGCCCAGACCGCAAGCTGGTCGCCTGCGGTGAGCTGATCGAGCGCAGAGAGTTGGTTGATCGTCGACATCGGTTTACTCCAGGTCTAGGACGCTGTCCGGGCCGACCGTCAGCGGATCTACGGGGGGTTCCAGGAAAGGATCGTTGTAGTAGCGCCAGCCCTTGTTCCCCTGGCCGCTCGGGATCGTGCGGTCGCCAAGCTGCATCTCGATCGGGAACGTCGAGCGCGACAGCAAGGCCTTGTAGGCCATCTGCGCCGCAGCCTTCGTGTCGGGCGAAACTGTCTTGCCGTAGCCCGGCGCAATACGCACCGCCAGCATCAGGTGCATCGCCTCAAGCGCATCGTCAGGCACGCCGATCACCTGATCAAGATCGCTCGCCGCGTTGGAAGACGGCAAGGGATACCCGAGACGGATGCCCTTGCCGTTCCACGTCGCCATCATCGCGTCGAGACGCTGCAACGCGCCCTCATACTGCTGGGGCGCGAGGTCATACACATACGCCGCGAGACCGATCTCCTCGAAAGCGCGGTTCACGATGTCTCGCTTCGTATAGGCCATCTCACTTCCTCTTCGGTGCCTTAGAAGGCTTGCCCGCCTTCATCGCAGCCGTGCGGGCCGTGTTCAGAGCGATGGCAATCGCCTGCTTCTTCGGACGACCGGCTTTCTCTTCCATCTTGATGTTCTCGCCGATCGACTTGCGAGAGTAACCTTTCTTCAGCGGCATTTTACTCTCCTCGGTAAGATGGGGGAGCAGTCGCCCGCTCCCCCGTGTTTTTTACCCGATGCGGTAAGTCACGAAAGTGTCCGCCGCCGTCTTGCGGGTGCGGAAGCGAGCCACCGCGCCAGCAGTGCCAGCGGTCGCCGCCGCGCCGACGATCGTGTGGCCGGTGTCGACCGTGATCGTCAGCGCGAAGGCCGCGAGCGTGATCAGCGACCAGTCGAAGCTCTCGTTCACGCCAATCTCCGTCGCGGCGTCGATCTGGGCGCCGGTCGGGAGCTGGATGTTGCGACCCGTCGTAGGCGTGGCAGTCACGATGCCGCCGAGCAGGTCAGCGGCATCGAAGCCCATCGAAGCGCCGTCCGCGATGTCTGCGGGGGCGCCCTGCGGCTGCCAGTTGCCGTTGTTGCCGACGATCGGGTCGGTGCCAACAGCGTAGTAGACCGGCGAAGCCGAAGCCTCGACGATGATCGTCGCCCCAGAGGCATACGGGCCGAAGACCGTCTCCTCGTTGACGACAGTGCCCTCAAGCTGGGTGTCGGTAGGGTAGTTGGGGAAGCCGACGACCTCGAAGACCTGCGCCTCGGTAAGAGACTGGACCGCGATGCTGTCGCCCGCTGCGAGGGTGACGGTCGCCGTCCCCTGGGTAGCGATAGTGTTGTAGGCCATGTTCCTATCCTCTGATGAAGGGATGAGGGGGGAGGCCTAAACCTCCCCCACTTGCTTACGGAGAGGTCTGCTCGAGCAGCATGATGCCCGACATCTCGGGCTGCTTGTTCACCACACCATAGAGCGTATCAAGGCGATACTTCGTCTTCATGGTGTTGATGTCATACTGCTTCTGCATCACCAGCTCGATGCCCTGATCGGTCGTGGCGCGCATGACCGCCGCACCGCTATCCGTCGGAACCGCATAGCGGCCCGGCAGGATCTCGAGCGCGTCACGCTGCCAGAAGACGTTGATCGGAGCCGCAGCAATGTTCAGGAACACGATGCTCGCCGAGGCATTCGGCGTGACGATCACGTTCTGATACTGCGCCTCTGCATCAGAGCCGCCCTGGTTCGAGACGATGGCAGGCGAGATCACTAGCTGGGTCGAGTTCAGCACCTGAATGACGCGGAACGTCTTCAGGTTGCCCGTCGACTGCTTGGTGATGTGGTGGACAGCCTCGACACCAGCGATGGTGAATGCATCCCCGGCGACGATGCCGGTCGTGTTCGCAGCGATGGTGATGGTCTGGTAGCGGTTGTCCACGTTGGAACGCTCGCCCGTCGAAGCGACGGTGGTCGCGGTCGGCACCCAGTAGTTGTTGGCCGAGGCCTGGGTGTCGATCGTCTTCGAGCTGCCCGCCGCAGCAGCGATGCGGTTGGCATAGTCCATCTTGTAGGTCTCGAAGCCCGCAACGACGCCGACATACGAACGCTCGTAAGCCGGGGTCGGCTTGCCAGCCATCGTGCCGCGCGCAGCGAGGTTCGCCGCCAGGCCGTTGTAGTCGCGCGACGACAGGGCCAGGAAGCGGTCGAACATCTGGACGCCAAGCTCGTTAAACGCGGTGTCGCACTCAGCGACAGCCGAATAACCGAGCGTGGAGGCCGAGCCGCTCAGATCGACGACGACAGTCGACTGATTGGCCGCGACGTTCATGATCGAGACGTTGATGTCCGACGCGAGCTTTTGCTTCGCGCTGTCGCCCAGACGGCCCTCTTGCAGCGCGTCGCGCAGCTCGAGGCTGTCCATGATCCACGGCACCGACTTCTGGAAGCCGAGCGTGGCAGGGACCGTGAGCTGGGTCTGGTCGCCAAAGTTCAGCGACTGATCCATGCCGTCAAACGACTGCATGATGTAGGGCATCGGACGCCAGATGACGTTGTTGGTGCGCTCCATCATCGACATGTCGGTGTTGTAGATCGAGACGTTGCGCGACAGGATGAGCGCATCGTTGAAGCCCTCGAGAATGTTCTCGAAGGCAACGCGCTCTTCTTTGGAGAAGCTGTTAGCCATGATCCATTTCCTTCATTGGGTTATGCCTTCGCCTTCTGCCGCTTATACTGGAATACCTTCGTGTAGTTCCCAGTCTTTTCGGCTTCGGCGCGAAGGCGCTCTAGGGTGCTGTCCACCGTGCCAGAAGGACGGCCCGTGCCGCTGATCTTCCGTTCCGGCGAAACTTGAGCCTTGCGGTTCGTGATCTTCAACTGCGTCTCCAATCTTGCGACCGCGAAGGCGAACTTCACGGGATCGTTAATCGAGGCAATTTCCTTCGCCTTCTGCGGGTTCTTGCCCAGAGCATACACGACCAGAGCGGGATTTTCAGCCCCCTGGACGATCATGCCCTGCTGCATGACGCTGAGTGTGTCCTGAACGACATCCTCGGCGAACTCGAAGTCGCGGACCTTCAGACCAGCCTTCGCCGACTGATAGCCTTCCAGCTTGCGTTCCCACTCTTTCTGGACCGCCTGCTGTTCTGCCTTTGCAGCCGTCTCACGCTCGTCGTGCTGGCGCTTCTTCTCATACCACGCAGCCAAGTCCCGCTCGTATCGCTCGGTGTCGTAGTCAACGGCTTCGAGCGTAGGCTTAGGCCCAAGAGGCGCGACCCTCTGCTGTCCTTGCGTTTGCTGGGCGAGCTTCTGCTCCAGTTCCTTGACGCGACGTTTTTCCTCACGATAGTTGCGACGGAGATCCCGCACCCATTCGGGAGCGCGGGCTTCTTCTGCCTCTTCTGGGGCTGGCGCTTCCCCGTCGATCGAAACGACGACCTCTTCTTCCTCAGCCTCTTCCGCTTCGACTTCTTCAGTCTCTTCGACCTCTTCAGTCTCGACTTCCTCGACCTCGGTTTCGATCTCGTCTTCAATCTCTTCTGCCACTTGTCCGGTCATACGATCCTCGATCAATTCTCACCCATTACATTGGGCGGCTGGGTGGTTGCCGCATCTCGGGGGCGATGACGCTCTGCAAGGTCTTCGCCGTGTTCACAACATTCGACCGCTCGGACTGCTGGATGCCGGCCAGCGTCTCGATGGTTTTGGCGCGCGTTTCCTCAGCGCGTGCCAGCGTATACTGCGTGTCTGCCTGCGCCCGCACGGCCTTGGCCTGAGCCTCCTGCGCTGCGGCTTGCAGGTAGATCGCCTGCGGATCAGGCTGCTGCATCGCCTGCATTTCGGCGAGGATCTTCTCGGCCTCCTGCTCGGTCGGCTCGACGACGCCCATCTTGATAAGGCGAGCGCGGAAGTATTTCCGCACATCAGAGATGCCCTCGCCCTCCATGTTCATCATCGCCATCGAGGTCAGCACCTGCTGCGTCTCGGGGTCGGTCGCAAGCTGGATCATGCCGACAAGCGCGCGCACCGTCGCCTGGCGCTTTGTCGAGGACGAAGGCCCGACCTCGACCGTCACGTCGAACTTCGCGCGGCTCAAGTCGTTCTCATAGTCCACCTGCCCCGTCTCTGCGTTGAGGACAGGCTTGCCAAGCTCGACCGTGGACAGCTCGCCAGAGAGGCCGATCGACTTCATCTTGCGGCCCGGCTCGACCATCACATCGCGCGCCATCGAGAGCCAGACCTCGCCCGCCCGCTTTACCGCCTTCGACATGTTCGACATGTAGATGAACGTCTGCATGTCCAGGCGCTGCTGGATCAGCTCGACCGCCTTGCCGCTGATATTCGACACCACCTCCTCGGCGGCGTCAGGCTTGCCCAGCAGGTCGTTCATGTCCTGCTCGGTGATCTGCAACAGCCCGGCAAGCGCAGGCGGGATCACCGGCGGCTTGGTGTAGCCCACCGGGCCAGCGAGGCTCTCGCCGCCGTTGGCGTCAGTCACCGTGTTCAGAAGCAGGTAGGGATAGTTCCGCAGGTTGTCCTCGGACCACATCACCTCGTGGCCGGCGACCTGCTCGGGCGTGAAGATCGGCTTCTCAACAGTCGAGAGCGCGCTGATCTCGCCCAGCTTCGAGAGCTGCATGTTCTTCAGCCGCTGCGCGTCCTTCGCCAGACGCACATGCCCCATGCACCGCTCGATGTTGTCCACAAACCACCGCTTGCCGTAGACCGGCACGATCGGGATCTGGTCGCCCGCGATGAAGCCGCTATCTTCTAGCACCTTCGATCCGCTCATGATATACTTGCGGACTTTGCGCCGCTTCACCCGGCGCTGGCGGATCTCGATCGTGCCGACCGCAGCGAGCATCGCCTCAAGTTCCGGGTCTTCCTCGAAGTCGCGCTCCGAATAACGCTCCTCCTGCCCGTCGATGGTCTGGAAGATGCGGATCAACTCAGACGCTTCCTCGACGCGGTAGACCTCGGCCACATAGACGACATCAGGCGTTGCCCAGTCGAATTCGACCTGCTCGATCTCCTTCGGCCAGGTCGCAGGGTCGTCGTTCCACTGCTCGCGGTAGGCGTCGGGCGTCATTGCCGTGAGGACGTAGCAAAGCCGCGCGTCACTCTTGTCCTGGCGCTTGGCGTCGAGGTCCCAGAACACCGTGCTGTCGGCGTCGTAGATCGGCTCGATCCTGATGCGCTGGCGCTCGTTGTCCTCGTCGTATTCGTCCTCGTAGACGGCCCGCAGACGGAATGCGCCGAAGCCGCCGCCGACCGCCTCTTCGAAGGCGTTGTCATATGCCTCGTCAGCGCCGCTGTCTTCCTCGTCGGCGCGGAACAGGCCATCGCAGACATCGGCCAGCTTGTCGTCGGCATCGCCGTCCTTGCTGACGAAATCGACCGTGATGCGGTTGTTGCGGTATTCGCTGAAGATCCGCATCACCGAGAGCGCGATCTTGTTGACCTCGAACTTCGGCTTGTTGACGTATTGATCATAGAGGCTGCCTTCCCACTGAGCGCCCGAGATCGAGTAAAAGCGACGATCCTCCAAGCACTGCAAACGCTCGTCGCGCATCGTGCTTTGGATCTTGTCGAACTCCGCGCGCGCCTCGGCGTGGACATTTGCAAGGCGCTGCTCTCGGGTCATGCGGGCCAATGGATCAGCCTTTCAGAAGATATTCCGGCGCAATATACGACGGATCGTCCTCAATGGCAATCACCGCGCCATCGGCATCAGCACCGGCACCGGCTTCGCCTTTGGCTTCTCGGTCGTGGATGCGCGGCGCGCGCCCTCGCAGGCGTATCGCAGCGCGTCGATGACGTGGTTGGACTTGTCCTCGAGCAATGGCAGCACGGCTCCAGTGGCCTTGTCGGTCTGGTAGCTGTAGAGCGTCAATTCGTCGATGGTGTGCTTGCAGCGCGGATGCACGACGATGTCGAAGCTCTTCAGCCATTCGACTCCCTCCTCGATCGACTTCGGGCCTTTGATCGCAGGCTGGATCTTCGGGAAGCCGTGGCGGCGCATGTGGCTGATTGTCTCTGGCCGCGCGCTGTCGGCGACCATCGGCCACCGCTCTGCCTCGGGGATCGTCATGAACAGCGAAGGTGTGTCCACAATCTCGCATCCGACCTGATAGGCCTCATAGTCGATGAAGAGCTTGCGGCCCGCTATGTGGCAACGCACCGCAACGGTCGGATCGGTCGCAAAGCCCCAGTCCGCGCCGAGCCTGTGGATCGCATCCGGCGGCGCATCGAACTCCTCGACGCTCCAGTTCTTGAAGACGCGCGTCTCGCTGTTGCGGACATACTCGCCCTTCCAGACGTGCAGGTATTTGTCAGGGTCGCGGCGCTTGTCGTATTCCATCTCCTCGCGGAGAACGTCGGGAAACCACGGGTTGTCGGCGTAGTTGACCTGCACGACGACGGTCTTGTCGGGCGGCGTCTGGGTGCGAAGCAGGCGCTCGACGGGATCGGTGTCGAAGCGCGGGTTCCAAGTGAACCAGAGCTGCGAGCCGGGCTTGCGGATCGTCGGCCGCAGGATGTCGAGCGAGAACTGGCTGATCGACTGTGCTTCCTCGACCCAAGCGATGTCGAAGCCCTCGAGCGACTTGATACTGTCGGCGGTGTGGTTCTGCATTCCCTGGAAGATGATCGTGCCGCCGTGCTTCGAGATGATCTGCGCCTGCTGCACCTCGAAGTAGCTGCCGACGCCCATCTCCTCGATCTTAGTCTCGAGCAGCTTCTTGACCGACTGCGCCAGAGACTTCTGCACCTCGCGGACGCAGACGGCGTCGGTCTTCTGCATCACGCTGCGCTCGATCAGCATCTCGGCGAAGAGATGCGACTTGCCAGAACCGCGGCCTCCGTGAGCGCCGAGATAGCGCGCGTCAGGCGCTTTGATGATCGGGACGGCCCAGCGAGGGGTCTGGAGTTGGAGCTTCACTTAACTCGCTCAGGCCCTGCGGAACTGCGGAGGCAACTCTTCTTCAAGTTCTGCTCCGAACACTTCTGGTGGTTGCCCTAAGTATGCCAGATCGATGTATTGCTCGCGCGTCATCGGCAAACCAAACTTTCGCATCACCGCAAGCACGCCATCTTCACTGCTGCCAGGTTGGCGGGTTGATTCCACCGGCTGCTTCATTGACCATCCTCCTCGCTTCGTCGATTTCTATTTCACCGCTGCGATATCTGTTCCAGATGCCATCGATTATCTGCGCGTTTTTTTCCGTCTTGAACGTGTCTGGGAACAGCCCGCGCACGGCCTCCCAGGTGATCGACTGCATCTGACGCGGCAATATACCACGCTCTTGGGCTGCGCGTCGATAAGCTTCTGCATAAAGGCCGTAGTTTCCAGACACGCCACTGATCGAAGACCCTTTGGTCGTGCCTCTTCCCGCAACGGTCGTGTTCTTGAAGTTGTGATCAACCTCAAGAGAGTTGCCTGAAAGAGGACGAAGCAGACCGGCCGCTACCGCGTGCGTGTCAATCGTCACGTCGCCATAAGGGGAATTGGGGTCATAGATGTTGTTGTAGAAGTTGCGGACCTTGTGGCGCTCGCCCATCAGCCCCGAGATCGTTCTTACATCTCCGCTCGCTTCGATCGAGCCAATGGCCTTGCCGATCTCGTTCAGCGAACCCCATGCGACCCGCGATGGAGAGCCGTCGAGGTTCGTGGCGACATCTAGGAAATCGCCTTCCGGCGAAACGATGCGATAATCCGGCGACCTGTAGGTCTGATCGTGGAGGCGAGCAAACAGAGCGCGCAAGGTATTCTGCACCGCAGGATCTGGATCTGTGATCTGATCATAGGATTTCCCGCGGATAACATCGAGCAGCGGCCCATATTGAGGCTTGTTCAGCGACGGGATGTTGCGGAATGTTTGCTCCATCTCTGGCGTGAACGCGAGCGGGGTTCCGCTTCTGGGTCTGACAACATCAAGCGTCCGCTGGGCAAGGCTGACATTTTGATACCAATCTTTCTGCGGCGACAACGCGGCCAACGCTCCGGCGATCGACGTGTCGGGGACGTTGTATTCCTGCGACCAGCGATCAGTGATGTTGCGCGCGCCGTCATACCAAAGCTGGCTGCGCTGGCGCGTAGCGGGAGGCACCTGATCGTGCAGATAGAGCAGGTTGTCTTTTACATGCGCGATGAACTGCTCGGCGGTATCATCCACTGATGCGTCAGGATTTGGGCGCATGTTGGGATAGTCGCGGGTGATGTTGACGTTGAACTCGTAGACATTTGGGTCTCGCTTCAACTCGTCCAAGCCGACGATCAGCTCTCCAGTGTAGGGGTCTTCTGTAGCTCTAGCGGCGGTTGGAAAGCGCGTTGATATCCGCCCAGCACGTCCACCCAATGATGGCGTCACAGGAGCCAGCCCAGGAACTGCTGGAGCCTCCTGCATGGCGCGCTCAACGTCTGTGAACGTTACGGGAGCCGGCGGAGCTGTGGGAGCGGCCGGCGCTGGGGCCTCGACGCGGGGCGGCTCGAGAGGCGAGCGCCCACCAGGCGGCGGTCCGAAGACCGTGAAGAGGGTGTTGGGATCGATCCCGCGCGCTGCGTCACCAATGCCCTTGAAGATCAACCCGGCGAGCGGCGTTGCCTCGAGGATGCCGAGGCCAGCCTCGACGCCGCCCATCGCCATGGTGAGAGGATCGCCCGTCTCACGGCCGCGCTCGAAAGTTCTAGATCCTTCCTGAACAGCAAATGCGGCGCCGAGCGGCGTCAGATCAGCAAGGCCGAGCTGGTCGAGGATCGTGCCTGACGCGGTCGGATCGCCCATGATGTCGCGCGCATAACGGCCCGCGGTGTAGGCATCCATGCCGACACGCTGCATCAGCGCATCCTGCACGCGGGCAATGGCGTTTTCTCTGAGGTTCGGATCTGCGGCCTGGAGCGTGCCGAACTGTTCAGCCATCGGCTCAACCGCTGCCGCCGGCATGGGCTGGCGCATCGGCATGAAGGCGTCGATCTCTTGCGGCGTGAAGCCTGCCGCCTCTAGATCCTCTGCGGTGATCCGGCCGGGGAACTGCTGAGCGTAGGCGCGCATCTCCGCCATGCGGTCAGGCGCTGCGAAGCCCGTTGGCCCCTGGAGCGGACCGGGCGCCATCCTCGGTCGCGGCGGCAGCGGAGCTGTGTATTGCTGGCCTGCGCCTGTGACGTAGACGGTGCGACCGAGTTCGTCTTGACCAAGCACGCGATCCTGTCCGGGCCTCGCGCCGAAGGGCATGTCGAAGGGGCTCATTCCGGCTCCTTGGGGTCGATGATGACGCGCTCGATCTTCTGGACGATCGGGCCGCCGTTTGGTCCGCTGTGTTCGTTCTTGACGGTGTCGTTCCAGTCTTCGCGGAAGCGGTTCTTCATCTGGAAGATGTAGCTTGTGGCGTTGTAGCCGTCGACGCCGCCGAAGGTTGCCTCTCTGCCCTTGCGCTCCCACCAGGCTTGGGAATGACGCACTGCCTGCCTTACGGCGTCCGAAAATTCTGGGATTTCTTTCTGCCAGCGGTTGAAAGTGT